TATTTGGTGTCAATAAACACTAATATATCAAGGGTTTATTAGTGTTTATTGCTGTCGCGCTTCGCTTGACTTGCAAAAAAAGCCCCAACAAGTAAACTTGTCGGGGTTTTTTCGCGTTGCTTAACCTTCGTTTTCGGTTTTTGTTAAACCTACTGTTTCGGCTGGTTGTTGCTTGCTTCTTAAATGGTTCAATTCTTCTTGTACCATTTCTGCATATTGTTGTCTTTCTGCTAAATCCAATGTTCTTGGATCTGGCAAAAAATCATCTGGACTTTCTACATCTTCATAGATTGGTATATGTTGATCTACGGGTATACCTCTAGCAAATCGTAAAAGTATTTCTCGTACTGACAATGCCTGATCAGGCACTGTCATTGATGGTTTATTATTTTGCTCATATTTTTTTGGATATTCATGAGCATTTATCAATGTTTTAAATTTCATAATTTATATTTTATTTCTACCTTCTATTGATTTTTTATGCATTTTTCTAAATGCATCTAAATGTTGTTTTGCTAACTCGGAAAATATATTTTCGCCATATTGGCGTTGTAAATTTTTGTCTTCTATTAATGCAAGTTCTTGCATTCTTCTAACAATTCTATCTTTATCTCTTTCATTATACATTTTGTCTTTATAATATCTTGGCATTGCAATTTTCTTACCATCTTTTATAGGAATATACATCCTATTTTCAATATCTGCTTTATGCCAATTTATCATTTTATCTGTTAAATATTCCTTACCCAATCCTTTTGACATTAACTGAAATTCCTTTTGTCTGTCATCATTTTTATGTAAAGGTATTTTACCCTTTTTTGACATATATTTTAATGTATAACCTATACTGGCTTCTGCTACTGTTCCTATATATATTGTACCTATTTCTTTTTTATCTAATGTCCAGGCTTTTAATACGTTTTTTACTTGTGCATTAAATAATATTATATGATAGTGTGGTCTCATTGTACGACCACCATATTCTCCACATACAAAATACTTAATTTTTGTATTTTCTAACTTTCTTAAACGTTTAAAATAATCCTGGATATCCTTTTTCTTAAGGTTAAGAAAACCCGCTTTAGTTATTGGTACATGTTCTGTATTATATGTTAAAGTTACAAATAGTGCATTACTTGAACTTTCTCCTTCTTTAACAAGGCGAAACGACCAACCACTCGTTCTCCGTTTCATACATGGTGGACATTTACCACAAGGTACAGGAATTTTGTCATTGGAAGTTAAGCCTTGTTTAACATAGAAGGGTGTGATACATTTAGTGCTCATTACAGCATTGGTGTACCAAATTTAGGCATAGGCCTAACAGCCGTAATTTTATTATATACATGACAATACAAAGAATCTGCACTTTCTTCTACTGCAAATATACGTTTTGTTACTGCTGGATCGCATTGAACAAAATCTTCGTTTAATGCTGGTTGTGTTGCAAATATCCTACCTAGATGCCAGAAATCAAGTGAACTTGTAAATTCACCTGCTACTCTACTTGGTTGATATTTATATTCTGCATAACGTGGTACATATCCAAATGTATCCTCTGCTGTGTTAGTATAAGCATATAATTCTTGGTTTTGAACTTCTTGCTCTCCAATATTCGCAAATGATGGCCAGAAATAATCTAAATTGTCTTTTTTAAGATATGTTCTTGGAATACCTTGTTGATATGCTGTTTTTGGCATTACTGACATAATACCTATAATATAACCATGCTCTTCACAATAATACTTACCATAATTACCTGAAGTAACACCTATACCATGTCCTGCCATATTACCTTGTGGCAAACCTGTTGTTTCTCCAGTTGTATTTAACACTTCGGAAATAATTACAGGAGATTTAATTCCAGTAATATATTCTGGACGTTGTAATCTTGCATCTGAACTTTTTACTCCGAAATGCATAAGTATATTTTCTACATAACGTGTACCACCTCTTGCATTTTTTTCTAACCATTCTTGCAAACGCATTGCTCTACGCAAATCATTAATTGTACCAGGTTGTACTGATAAACCTTCAGTTTCTGCGTAAATATTACCAACACTACCGGGAATTGGATTTCCATTAGCTATAGCAGTATTGTATTGAGTTGTACCATCTGTTGCTACCAATCCTGTTAATCCTCCACCTGTAGAACCTATATTAAATTTAACTGGTGCATCTCCTTCTATTGCACCAATTGGTACTCCTACTGCTTGTCCTTTTTGAGCAAATGGTAAACTTGCCGTAAAATAATCATGTTCCCAAGCACGTTTACGCATTGTAGCAAGATCATAAATATTAGCATTGTTATCTCCATCTTCAAGTTGATATGCTACAGAGCTAATAAGATTCTGGTCTCTATAATACTCATTATATACACATTGGTATGCTGCAAATGGCAAAGCATTAATATCTGTACTTACACCTCCACCCGTTCCAGGTTGACGAAGTGGAATACCCATATAATTAAGAAACTTTGCATATTGATTTGAAGGATTCCCATCAAAAGATATAAATGGATAAGGCGGTGTATTTTGTGTATTACTTACAACAAAATCTTGCCATCCTTTCCATATAATCCTATTGGGTACAAAGAAATAATGCATTGATACATCTACTCTATGCATAATTGGAGCAATCATAGGTGCAAATCGCACCATTGCATCACAACTAATTTTATAACTATCTCCTGGTACACATTCGTTTACTAATATGGGTATAAGATTACCCATATCTCCAGAAAACTTAAAATCATGTGATAAGTCAAACACATTTTTTTTCGGTTTGAACATCTGGATACTATTAAACAGATTTGGCTTCATCTCTCATTTGTTTTAATGGTTCATCTAAAATATCATCTAATTTTGAAATAAGGGTTGTAATTTCTGTAATAGGTACAACGATCCGTGTATAACTAAATCCATTGTGTGCTACTATTACAAGAGAATCTTCCCATCTGTGAAAGTCTAATTTATTTTGACCTTCTTTTGTGTCGAAATCTAAACTAATCATAATCTAATTCCTCCACGACTTACATAATAAGTCCTTTTTGTTCTTGAACGACCTCTTTTTCGGGAAGAGTAACCGCGACGTTTTCTGTACATGGTTTTTGTTTTTGGTTAAATAATTATTTTCCGTATCTATAGTTCATTTTTCTTGTTGGTATACCTCTATTTCCTTTTGGTATAACTAAATCTAATATTTTACTAATTTGATCCGATGTAAAATATGCTGCTTTTAATCTTCTTTCAAATTCTTCAGTAGTTGTCTTTTCTCCAATTAAAATATTATTTAAGTTTTTTTCATCCTGAAGTAATTTATTTAATTCTACTTGTTGTGGTGTTGTTAATTTTAACAAATTTGTTTCTGCTTTCAACTTATCGGATTGTACCATCATCATATTACGTGAATATTGGTCTGTCAAGTTCTGTGAATTAATTCTTGCTATCTCTGCTAATTTTGCTTCATAATTAGGCTTTTTCATTATATCGTGAACCTGCCATTTTCTCTCATTTTCCCCATATGTATAAGCAGTACCTGCTCTTTTACTAAGAATATCTTCTCTTAATTGATCTAACTTTAATGCTATTGTTTCTTTATTAAATGGCAATTTTTCAGCCATCATAGTATTATTCAAATCTTTATATATATTATCAAGTCTTTTTCCTTCAATTTCTTCCTGTGTCAACTCCATTGATTGAGTTCTCTGTTGTGAACCTAAATATTGATTGGCTATTTGGCCCAAATCAAATGCTGGTGCTTTTGGATCCCATGACTTTGCTTCTGTACCTCTAACCATTGCTGAAGTATTATCTGCTCCCTTATCATATACAAGATTAGGATTTAATCCTGCTTGCTTTAACCTTGCCATCTGCTGCAATGGTGTATTATATTCATTAGTTCTTGCCCAATCTGCTAATGCATCTTCTCTTTGCCTAGCATACATCTTTTCGTTCCACTGTCTAGTTTTACGATTCATTTTGCCCTGTGCAAAAGCATTAATTCCTTGTCCTGCTGTACCTGCTCCTGCTATAATTGCTGCTGTTGCTGATATTGGTTCTAACTGTCTATTGGGATAGTAATTCGTTTTCATACTTCAAACTTATTTTTTTTTTTTT